AAGGAATATCAACAGCAGCACAAGGCATAGGAACAGGACTAGCAACTGCATTCAGAGGACTAGGACAAGCGATAGCAATGGTACCACCTCAAAACTTTTTAGCACTAGGAGCAGCAATCGCTCTAGTTTGTGCAGGTCTTGCGCTATTAGGAACGCAAGGAGAAGGCGTTGCGATGGTGTTTACTTCATTAGGAACGGCAATAACAGCAGTTATTACAGCGTTAGGAACAGGACTTACAGCTATTATAAGCTCACTAGGAACAGCCTTAACTTCAATCATCACGGCATTAGGAACAGGACTTCAAGCAGCCTTACAAGGTGTAGCAACAGTTATTATAGCTATTGGAACAGGTATTCAAAGCGCCTTACAAGGTGTAGCGAGCGTAGTAACTAGCTTAGGTAGTGCAATTCAGAGCGCACTAGTGGGAGTTGGCGCTGCGGCAACTGGTGCAGGTAACGGAATAAGGTTAGCGTTCGAGGGAATAGCTTCCGTTGTATCAAGTGTTGGAAGTGCAATTCAAAGCGCAATGCAAGGTGTAGGAAGTGTAATAGAAAGCGTTGGTAGTTCTATTAAGTCAGTATTAGATGGTCTGAAAAGTGCATTTGAAGGCGCTGGGAACGGAATCAAAAGTGTATTTGAAGGTATTGGAACAGTAATTACTAGTGTTGGTAGTTCAATTAAATCAGTATTAGACGGTATTTCTAATGTAATTAGAAGTGTTGGAGAATCCGCAGAACGTGCGGGGAACGGATTTAGACTATTCGGAGAAGGTGTCCAAAATATAGCAAGCGTTGGGTTTACAGGTCTTGTAAGTTCGTTAACAGCGTTAGCTGTAGGATTAGGACAGGTTACTAGCAAAGCTGGAGAGATGCAAGCGTTAGGAAATGCTATGACTACGTTCGGTACTGCATTAAGTACTGTTAGTAGTATGGCAGGAGCTACAGGGACAGCCTTGCAATCGTTGGTTGCTCCTATTGAAGCAATAAGAACAGCGTTTGAAACTATACCAACAGCAATAAGTGCAGCAGCAACTGGTTTAACAACTTTTGGAGCGTCTGCAATAACATCAACAATGGGATTAATGCAAATGAGCTTAACTCTTGAGATGTTTAACATGAGTATTCAAACATTGGCAACTGGTTTAACAACAGCAGTAGCACAATTTACAGCCTTTAGCGGAGCTATTACTGGTATAGGTGCATCGTTAAGTAGTGTATCTTTAATGTTTGATACATTAAACATGGCAATAACTACAATGTCAATGTCCTTTACTGCTTTAAGCGCTTCAATCACTTCAACAGTAGCGCAATTAAGTGCAATAGGGACAACAGTAGCTGGAATAGGTATTCAAATCACAAGCATGGCAGTATCTGTAAGTAGTGCGATGACAACAGTAGCAAGCAGTATTACTAGTTCAATGCAAAGCGCAGTAGCTGCAGTAGAAAGTGCTTGCTCTCAAATTATATCTGCACTAACTCAAATGGCATCACAAATGAGCCAAACAGGAAGCCAAGCAGGTCAAGAATGCGGACAAAATATTGCTAACGGATTAAATAGTTCTATAGGGGCTATTACTGGAGCAATGAACAGTATCAACAGTGCTATGCAAGGTGTAGCAAGGAGCGGTATTGGTGCAATGGTTAGTATCGGAGCGCAAATAGGAAATGGACTAGCGCAAGGGATGATGAGTGCATTAGGTGCAGTAACAGCAGCAGCAAACGCCCTAGTAGCACAAGCGGAGAGAGCGGCAAGAGCAGCAGCGATGATTCACTCCCCATCTAGATTATTTGCTAGATTAGGTGTGTTCGTGCCTGCAGGTTTTGCTAAAGGTATTGAAAAAGGTAGTCCAACAGTATTTAAAGCGTTAGGAAATATGGTTGATAGAGCTAGTGGAATGAGTATAGCTCCCGAAAAAATGTTATCTCTAGGACGTGGAGGACTAGGACTAGCAACAGCAGGAGCAACTAACACAGTTAACAACAGCACAGCTAACAATTACAAAGCATTATTACATATAGAAAACTTTGAAAATCATTCTAAAGATGATGTAAGAGATTTATATAAACAAATTAAATTTATGATTAGAGAGGAGGGCGGCCGTCTTGATTAATAAGTTTATTAAATACAATGGTATAACATCTAAAGAGTTAGGATTAAGACTTGTGGATGATATAGAGATAGAATCAACTGAAAAGAATATAGAATTAATTGAGATAGATGGAGTTAACGGTGGAAAGATTCGTAATAAAAAGAATTTAAAACCTATTCCAAGAGCCTTTCCTTTCACTCTATATCAAGGAGTGAATATAACACTTGATGTTAAAAATAGACCAGATGGCACAAGATATTTAGAGAAAAGGCAAGTAACAAGCCCTAAAGTAGATATAGAAGAGACAGCCAGATTGATGAACATATGGTTAATAGAATCTAGCGGAGAATGGAAAGACTTTGAGTATAGTTGGGATGAAAATTATTTATATAAAGCAGCATTTTTTGAAACGTTTAATATAAAAGGTAGTTTAAATGCTAGAAAGAAATGTATTTTAAATTTTAAATTACATCCTATTAAGTATTTAAAACTAGGTCTTCAACCTGTTCAAATTAGGAAAGGGCAAACCATAGTTAATCCAGAGCTTCGTGAGAGTAAACCATTAATCAAGTTAACAGGTACAGGAGATGTGAAGTTAACTATTAATTCGCAGATATTCAAGTTAAAAGGTGTTAGCGGACATATTGTAATTGACTGTGAGACACAGTCCGCTTATTACAACAACAAAGAGCCACAATACGACAAAGTATATACTTATCCTTTCCCAGTATTACAACTAGGAGAAAATACAATTAATTGGGATAATAGCTCTTTTACTTGTGAAATTACACCAAGATGGGAGGCTAATGTTTAATGGCATATCCTATATTATATAACGCAAACGAAACTAATTTTGAGCATTTAGGAGTATCGGTGTTAACCGATGCTTCTAATTGTTACGTTTCAAGAGAACGTAACGGAATTTACATTCTTGAATTTGACTACAGCTTAAACGGAAAAGATGTAGATAAGATTAAAGAAGGAATGATAATAAAAAGTGATGCAGGGCATCGAGCAAAGAATCAACGATTTATAGTATCACAAATTACAAAAAATAAAGACGGATTCAAATTTTATTGTCAACATGAATCATACGTTAAAACTGCTATGAATGTTATCAACGGAGAAATAAAAGTACAAGGTAGCGCAACAAATGCACTTGAAATATGGAAAGATAACCTATTAGACAGTAAGGATAAGTTTTTTGTGTGGTCTGACATCACAACAAACAACACGACAAACTGGACTATTGACAAGATGGAAAACGCAAGAGAAGCGCTAGGAGGAAAAGAAGGATCTATTCTTGATGTGTGGGGCGGAGAATATGAGTTCGATAATCTAAACATTAAACTACATAAGCAAATGGGAAGAGATACACCGACAATTATCGCTTATGGCAAGAATTTATTAGATATAGAGCAAGAGGAAAGCATCTTAGAAACTTACACGTCTATTTTTCCGTTTGTTAAATATCAAGATACAAACGCAAAACATAAGGATAAAGAAGAGGTTATTATTACTTTACCAGAAATAATAATAGATAGTCCTCACGCTAGTAACTTCACTCATAGAAGAATTTTAAAAGTAGACTTCTCAAGTGATGACAAGATAAGAACGGTTGAAAAGTTAAGAAGTGAAGCTAATCATTATATTAAAAGTAATAATGTAGGAGTACCAAAACTTAACTTAAAGCTATCTTATCAAGATTTATCTAAAGTAAGTAGCGTATTTGGAAATACTGCTATTGAAGTTGTTGACCTTTGTGACACATTAAAAGTTTATTACGAAGACTTAGGCATTATGAATGAAAATGCAAAAGTAATTAAAGTTGTGTGGGATGTTTTGCTAGAAGAAAATCACGAGTTAGAAATTGGAGACACAAGGAGCAACTTTACACAAGTAACTGGAACGCAAACACAACTAGAGAAGATAGAAAAACAAAACTCTTACCTAGAGGAAAGATTAAATCAATTACTAGACGAACAAGAAGCTATCTTTATGAAGTATTTTAACGAAAAGAAAAAAGAAATAGAAGATAGTGCAAAACAAGGAATTGAAAAAGCAGTAATTAATAGTGAGTTATTCTCTAAAAAGATTAGAGAAGAGTTTAACACAACTACTCAAGCATTTAGAGAAGAAGTTAACAAGGCTGTATCAGAGTTTGAAGAACGTTTCAAATCAATCAACGGAGAAAGTCTTAACAAGTTAAAGAAACAAATTGAAGAGACTACACAAATTGCAGAAACCACGTTAAAAATGGTAGGAACTGATGATTCTATTACTTATGGTAAGAATAGAGTAGAGGGAGATACAAACAGAGAAATTCCTGCAGGAATACCATATATATTAATTGAACATAATGGAGATGGTTTTGAAGTAGGTAAAGAGTACACAATTAGCTGGGAAGCTATCTGTACAATTAATGATTATTATGATATTAAACTTAAACTTAGTAGACCAGCTCCACATCCATTAATGGTTAGGTTAGTAGATGAAAATGAATTTTACGAGCCTATAGACACAACGTTTAATGCTGGAGATACTGAAAAAATGTTGTTACATGTCTATGATGGTTATTACATTTTAAAAATTTCAAGTTTATGGTTTAAAGAACAAAACAAAAAAACTAATGTTAGGAGTAACGCACCAGTAACAGCACCTATAGAATTTTTAGAAATTGCAGATAGCAATAACGATGATATAGAGGGAAGTTGGAGCGAGACACCAACATATATATTTGATGGAGGTAACTAATGGCAGAAAAAATACCGATAAGAGTACAACATAAAAGAATGTCTCTAAGTGAGTGGGAAGAATCTTCAATCATTTTACTGGCTGGAGAGCTAGGTTATGAGACTGACACAGGGAAAGCCAAAATAGGTAACGGAATAAGCCGTTATCGTGATTTAAAATACATAGCAGGAGAAAAAGGAGAAAAAGGAGACACAGGAGAGCAAGGAATAAGAGGAGAAAAGGGAATAGATGGAACTTTTCAAGCTTTATCACAACAAGAAAAGGAATCTTTAAAAGGTAAAGATGCAATTGTTGGGGATTATAATTTAATTCTTAATTCACTGTTCCCAGACACTAATATTAAAACTAGTGGTAATCCTACTCTTTCAATTATCCCAAGTGATTTTAATGGACGTAACGCACTTGATGTTAAAAAGAGCGGAGCAGGTAGCAATACATGGGCAGGAGTGCAAATCGACACATCACAAAAGATATTAAAAGCAGGAGATAAACTAGTATTAAGACTACCTATTTACATTTATTCAGATGTTAACCTTGATAGCGGATTATATTTGAATATCAAAAAACATACTGGAAATAAAGTGTTAAAATCAATTAATTTAAGTAATATCCCCCGTGATAAATGGACAGTTTACGAAGAAAAAATAACGATTACTGAAACTATTGATTTCGGTAACGAGCTACATTGGTTTTACTTGTATGTAGTTAAAAATGGGCATTTCAAAATTGCAGAGCCATATATAAGTTATGGAGAGGAAATACCTCCTAAATGGCAACCTAATTTAGATGATTTAAAAGGAAATACGATAGCTAATCAACAGAACGGACAAGCTCTTAAATATTGGGTAGGTACAGAACAACAATATAATTTAATACCATTCAAAGATAATAATACTATCTACGATATTGTTAAGTAGGTGTTAGTATGGAGAGATTAAGATTAATGTTAGGTACTACACCTATTATAAAGCGATACATAGGCAATAAATTAATATGGGAATACACAACCTTACTTAAAAAGTTAGAAGGTTGTTTCTTAATGTTTAACGATGATTTTTCTGAATTTATTTCAGTAGCAGCAAATGATTATAGATTCACAGATGCGAATATTGTTAAAAGAATAACAGTAAATGATGTTGAAGTTAACACTATGGAATCTTTTAGATATTCTAATTATCAATTTTATATTTATTTTGCAAGTCCAGAAGATAAGGGAGCATTTATTCAAAAAATGGGCTGGCAAGGGGAAAGCTCTGTAGCAGGAGTAACAATTAAATTATATAGAGAGTAGGTGGTTGAATGGATATAGAAATAAACGGAAAGAAACAAGCTGCATTATTTAGAAATGGTAAGTATGAACACACATTTACACCTACACAAAAAGATGAAGAAGTTAGATTATATCATATGGGATGTAACGGAAGTACCAAGATAGCAAAGCTGCAGCTAGAGCGTGGGACAGACGTTACATTTTTTGAACGTCCTTACGAAAAAGCAAACTCATTAAGTGGGATATTTAAGCAATTAAGAGACCTTGACATTGAAATGAGGGACGAAACAAGCGAGTTCTGGGGGCGTTTAAAACTTAATAACAAAGGTTTCTTAACTGAATTTAAAGAAACTGAACTAAACACTATATTAGCTGCAACTGCAGAGGGGATAAGCAACCAAGTAAAGCGTGATGTTGATAACGCTGTATCTAATTTCAATCAGAAATACAATGAAATATCCGCAAGTGTAAGCTCTTTTGAAAACGATGTATTGAAGAAATCAGAAGTTAGCGTAACAAAAGATGGAATAACGCTAGGAGCAGGAAAAAAAGTAGATGGAAAGACATTAACAAGTTTACTTGTAACTAATCCCGATAACATCCAAGCTATAACGGATAGGATGGTAATTACACCAACCTACGATAACATAGCTAATTTTGAAAAAAGAGAAACATTCAAATTAGATTCTAACGAGATGCAAATTACACCTTATATCACTCACGACAACCTAAAAAGAGGGGATGAGTTCGTTGTAAAAGGCTTGCTAGACTGGGAAGGACAACTAACAAACAATTTAATTTTACGAGTTGAAACGGTGTATAAAGACGGTGCAATTCACAACGAAGACTTTTTAATTCGTGAAAAAGGTAGCACGCAACAAGGGTTAGAATTTTTAGACAAAAATATACTTGTAGAGTGGTTAGGAGCAGCAAATAATAACGTAGAAAAGTATTGCTTTAAATTGTTAATGAATGAAAATACTAATCCTGTTACTATTTCAAATCTGAAAATCACTAAAAAGAAAGATGCAGAGTTATTAGTAGACGGAAGTATTCAAGGTAAACATTTAGGAGTTAGTACAATAGAGGCTGCTAATATCAAGTTTGGTGCTATCAAAGGAACACACATACAAGCAGAAGCGATAGAGGGAACGCATTTAAAAGTTGATGATGGAATGATTAATAAATTGATGGCTAATGAGGGATTCATTGACAATTTATTTTCAAAAAATGCTTTTATCAACAATTTAAAAACTGTTAAAATCAACACAACGCAACTAGAGGGACATACGCTAGATGGATTCATAATAACAGGACGTTCACAAGTTAGAATAGGAGACAATGGTTATTTCGAGCCATTCGGGACTGGTGTAAGGTTTGTATTACCTCACGAAAATAGACCAGATGCAAGCGGGGTAGGTGTGCAGTTCAACGCAACTTACAACTCACTAGGTAAGGGATTATCAGTGTTTAACATTACAAACATTCAAAATCCAAACGAAGCGAAACCTATATACGATGAAACATTAATGACTGTTCACGGACAAATTAAAATGGGATTCCCGTTCTTTGACAATAGAATTAAGAAATTCAGTAACTTGATGGGCTCTGTTGTAGTATCAAACGTTAGTAATAACAACCCTGTTCATCCGTGGGGATATAGAGGAAATCCGACCTACTCCAAAATATCGTGGATAGGGTGGTTATGGGGTGCAGAGGGTGGTTCAAGAATCATGTTCGGTTATCCATATGAAAATAACTCAAACTATTTTGCAGTAAGGATAGGAGAGACGTATTCTGACCAAAAACTAAAAGAGAATATCACCCCTACAGCTGAAAGAGCGTTAGACTTAATTGGAAAGCTACAGTTTAAAAGCTTCGGATGGAGAAAAGAGTATAAGGAAACTGGAAGCCAAAAACCTGTAAAATTAGGATTAATTGCACAAGATGTTCAAAGACTAGATGATTCACTTGTAACTAAAAGCCCAGATATTCTAGAGATAGAGCATTTTAGATTAAGCATGTACGCTATTAAGGGAGTACAGGAGTTAATGGAACAAAACAAAGAACTTTTACAAAAAATAGAAAGATTAGAGGAAAGAATCAATGGAAAATAAATTACAACCGATACATTTAATAGCGCAAGAATTAGCAGAATCAAAAATAGAACTAGCAAACTATAAAATAGCTTATGAGAACTTGCTTAACGAAAACAAAGAGCTTAAAGAATTAAAAGAACTTGTTAACTCTAACGAGCAAATTAAAGCTCTTGTGGAGAAAGTGAAAAATGAGCGATAGTCTAATTATAGGATTAAGCACAGGAGTTGCAGTACCTATATTATTACCTATTGTCAAATGGTATCTTGCAAAAGATAACAAGAACTTAGAAGAGATAAACACTAAACTTAATGAGATTAAGGAATTATCACAAAAGACAGCGACAGGAACAAAGACTATAAGTAGATATAGACTACTTAAAGATATGAACAGAATCGTAAAAAGAGGATATATCACATCTAAAGAGCTAGAAGACATAACTATACTTTATGAATCTTACAAAGAACTAGGTGGCAATAGTTACGTTTCAGACCTGTTCGCAACCTGCAGGAAACTTCCAATCAAGGAGGAAAGCTAATTGGATAAAATTATAAAATTACAATTTAACAACACAGTTAATAAGAGGGTAAAAGTTCGCAGTAATTGCGAGCTTTACTCTCATGACAAAAACAACAACGAGTTTGAGTTAACAATTAATAATTACACACTTACTAACGAAGAAATAATAATATTATTCAAGTTTGTTAAGAGTGTTAAGTATTGGGAAACGCAAGGAAGAATTGAAGATAACAAGATTAAGTTTAAGTTTGATACTAGCTTAATAACTGATAACGAAAGAGTAAACTGTTACATTATTCTGAAAAACGAAAATAAAGAGAGTGATGTTTACAGTTTTTCTTTTGATGTGAAGATGTCTGAATATGATTTAAAAGACAGCTTACCTGTTAAAGAGCGATATTTTGCTAATAGTGTAGTTGTTGATAAATTAGACGTACTAACAAAAGAAGTACTAGCAACAGAGTTAGAAAAAGCTAAAAATACATTTGCTTTAAAAACAGACTTATCAGAGTTTGTCAGAACTAGTGATATAACAGACGTTGTAAGAATAGCAGCGTTAAACGACTATCAACTTAAGAGCGAAATGCCAAACGTTACAGAGATAGTTAACAACACGATAGATAGCAAGGGGTTCATAACAACACATCAGAGTTTAGTTGATTATGCGAAAAAATCAGAGCTACCTATTGACTATGTATCAAACAGCAAATTAGAAGAACTTAAAACACAGCTAACAATAGATACTAGCAACTTTGCAACAAAGCAATCTGTTGATGATGTTGCTGCTAAGGTTACACAATTAGAAGCTAGACCAGTGACATCGAGTTATGATGATACTGAAATTAAACGTAAAATCAAAGAACTAGAAGAAAGACCAACAACAGCTAACATTGATACTAGTAACTTTGTAACAAATAC